AAGTTTGGTCTACTTAAAATGCTGTATGTTGCATATCTAACTGCATCTATAATATGATTGTTTTTATCTTCAGGTGTGTTTGTTAGTTTGCCTGATTTGTCTTCCTTCCATTTATAGTTTCTGAACTCCTGAATTGCATTGTTGCTTGAGTTGGTTATGTTTATTTTATATCTTTTTAATAAGTCAATCCCTGCGCTTATTGAATCCCTACCTTTTAAACTTGGTCTAATATTCCAGCCCATACGCCTTAACTCCTCAATTAGTCTAGGTTCGCTACTATCCATATATAATTGGTTTCTATTTATCCCTACTTCTTTGAATGTATTGTGTAGGTCTTTAGTTGTCATTTGTGTTCTGTAAAGATGCTCTTTTATGTAAAGGTTATAATCTTTTGTGTAAACACTTACTAAAGTTGAGGGGTCATTAGAATATCCTGCATCTGCCCCATATGCTATAAACTCCGCATCCTCTGGTATTTTATTACACTCATTGTAATTAAATATAGTTGCCTTGCTTATTCCTTTTAAACCTAATCCATATATCTGCCAATACTGCTCGTCTGTTTCTTTAAGGCGTTCTATTTCTGTTTTAATGCTTTGTTCTAAAAAAGGATTATCTAAATAAGTAGTCCTGTAAAAGTCGCAATCATCTCTTGTAATTACTTTGTCATATATCCAATGGTACTCATCACTTGGGTTGTAGTCTATTATTATTTTTTCATCTGTTCTAAATATTAGCTGTTGCCAATCCTCCCAATTTAACTCATTAGCTTCATTGATAAACAAAAGATTCCTTTTACGCCCTCTTACTTTTTGTGGCATATCTAAACTAATAAACTCTATTAAGTTTCCAAATAGTTTGTATTCGCTATTTGACTTGTTGTGGTTTAACTCTTGATAGATGTTCAGTTTCCTAAGAATGTCTAAGAAGTCTCTCATTACAGAAGCCCTTAAACTAGGAAATGCTTTACGACATATAGTAATTATTTTGTTTTTATTTCTAGGTGTATATTCTAATATTATCCATAACAATATATTATAAGTCTTGCCAGAGCGTGTGCCCCCTTGCTCAACAATTATTTTCTTTTGACTATTTGTTAAGTGTTTATATACCTTGTTAGTCTGTATCTTCTGTTTTATCAATTATCTCGACTTGAAAGTTAGTTGGCATTCCATCTGCTCCTGTTATTTCTTGCCTTTCTATATATCCTCTTTTCTTTCCTTTCGTTTTTAAATAAAAAATTGTAGCAGGTGTAGAGTTCTCTGAAATTTGTTTATGTAGTTGACTTTCTGCAAAATCTAAAGCAATGTTTTCTATATCTTTAACTTGCTTAGCAAAATCTTCATCTTCGTTTATCCATTTATAAAATGTACTTCTAGGTATGTTTGCTTTCTTGCAAGCTACTGTAACTACTCCTAAACTTTGTTCTAAAGCTTTTAGTATTGATTCTTTTTTTATGTGTCTACTTTTGTTCATTTGTATTTGTTTGAGCGATAGGGTAGAATTGAACTCCTCCTCTTAACTGGAATGTTAAGTGTGCAACCATTACACCTCTATCGCATTTTTAGGATAATCTAATGATATTTCTTTACAATATTCTATCATTTTATTATTCAATGGATATAAATATTTAAATTTACCTGATTTTTTTCTTTTTTTTAAACTATTTTTTAAATTCTTATCTAAATTGCTTGCTGACCTTGCATGCAACCATTTACCTTTATAAAAATATTCTTCCCCGCTTGACTTTATGTTTCCTGCATATTTCCAATTAGTAGCTTGATATATTATACCTAAGTGCCCTTGTGCTTTATCTGCATAGCTTATTAACATTTGTACTGTAGGGGCATATTTCCTTATTAGCTTAATACTTATTGCCATAGCTTTTGATGTACTTTCTTGCTTCCCGTTTAGTGCCATCCTTGTTAACTCTAAGTATTGCCCATTATTTAATCCATACGGTTTGCCTAAAGGTCCTGCACCTCCTCCATATGTTATTACACCACACCATTCACCCTTTTTGTTAAATACTGAAAAACCTACTCTAATAAATGGTACAGTCTTAGCATAATGGAATTTTAAGCAAGCATATTTTATTGCTTTGTGTGAAGCTTTTTTTAAAATCATAATATGCCTCCGTTTACACTAAAGTATGCTTTAGGGTATTTATTGTCTATTAAATCCTGTATATCTATTTCCGCTCTTTGTAAGTCTTCTATGTTTTTGAATGTAATAGTAATCTTAGAATCTTTGTCTTTAAAATCTTCTGTTAATTCATCTTCATCAGGTCTAACCGCAAATTCGTGAGGTAAGTCCATTGCCCATTCTTTTAAGTCATCTACTACCCAAGTGTTTGCTAATGAGTCCCAATCCCACTCACCAAAACCTATATTATCTTTAATAATAAATTCTTTTTTTTGTTTGTCTGTTAAATCTTCTACTTGTATTGCATATACTTCTTTCATTCCTATTTCTACTGATGCTTTGTATCTCATATTACCCCCAAGTATAATGTTGTTTTCATCTACAACTATAGGTCTTAGCTTTAACATCTCAGGAAATTCTTTAATGCTTTTTACTAACTTTTTAAACTTTGCCCCTTTTATTATTCTTGGGTTGTCTGGATTTAATTTTAACTTACTGACTTTTACTTTGTTAGGTTTCATATTTATATAACGTTAATCTTTTTTATTTTCATTAAGTTGTTTCTTAATTACTTCTACACTCATATAGATTTGGCTTACTATATTTTCTAATCTTTTTATTCTTTGTATTTGTGTAAACTTTTTATCTTTCATTCTGTACCTGATATTATTTTTGTGGAGTTTGTAAGGTTTTATTCATAAGATTATCCCATTTAGATTTAAGATTATCATTATTTGTGTTTTTTATTGCTGTCATTAATGCAAGTCTTAAATAACAACTGTCTTTATAATTTAAATTTATTTTCATTGTTTTTATTTTTATTTATTATTCTGTTCCTGATATTATTTGGTCGTGTGGTAGTCTATTTCTATTATATTGGTCTATTCTCCATTGGTCTTTTCTTTGTAGCTTTTCTAATTCAAATGTTAAGTGGTCTATCGCTTTTTGTAAATCCTCATTAGGGGTTTTGTGTTTCTTGTATGCTCTAAGTATATAAGTTACCGCTGTACCTAAATGATAATTTAATTCAAAGTTTTCTACTACTTGTTTTGCTGTATATTCATTATCACCATTATAATAGTCTGGTGTTTTTACTTTTGTTTTGTTTAACATAATTTATTTCTTTTATTATATATATGAAACTGTATCATAACTTTTCTATCGTTTCTACATTTCCTGCACTTGTCATCTAATATTTTTTTTCCATATCTAAATATAACAAACCTTTCTTCAGTAAATGTTTTATTACAACTTTTGCATTTCTTTTCCATCTATTTGTTTTAAAGGTAATTTATCTACTATGTTTAAAAGCCTTTTTAAATCTTTAGCTTTTGTATAATCTATTATGTGATTTAACAATGCACGCCTTAATTTTGCTTTGTTTCTTATTCTAAGTAATGCTATGTCAAAATACTTATCTATATTTTGATTATATCTTCTATGCATCTCAAAAGCCCTCAAACTATGTATTGCTGTTGCGTGATTATAACTTTTTCCATTTAATACATAAAAATCTCTTATATCGTAAAATGTCATATTACAGTGATATCTTAACATAAACGTAAGTAAAGACCTTATCTCTACATACTTTCTTTTCCTTGTGTTTTTAAATACATCTATGCCAGATATATCTATAATATGCTTTGCTATTTTATTTCCTTCTTTCATTTATACAGTTCTTAATTTTAATAAATTATAACATTCTATATACTTTTCTCTTGCTTTACTTTTATATTGTTCTTTAAATAACTTATAAAGTTTCTTTGTGTATTGATATTTTGTTCTGCATCCTTCATAATATTTCTCTGCAAACTTCTTCCCTTTGCCTTTAAAATAGTTAACATTATCTGCACTATCTCCTGCTATCATTTGCTCATAAAAATTATATAACG